CATCATCCACGGCCGCCCCAGCTGGAGCAGCCAGTTCATCATCGGCCTAATCAACGGCTGCGGCCGGTTCAGCCCGCTGCGGTATGACATCACCGGCAAGGGTGACACTCTGGCCTGCACGGCTGTGGCCACCGAGCTGCGCACCGGCGAAGAGCTGCGTGGGCCTGAGGTGACGATGGCCATGGCCAAGCGTGAAGGGTGGGCCACCAAGTCCGGCAGCAAGTGGGCGACGATGCCCGATCTGATGATCAGGTATCGCGCCGCAGCGTTCTGGGGTCGTCTCTACATCCCTGAACTGCTGGTGGGCATCCAGACGCAAGAGGAAGTGCTGGACGTGGAGCCGGTGGTGATCAGCGAAGCACCAGCCACCAGCGTGCAGGACCTGAACGAGAAGATCACGAAGCAGAACCCGGCTGCTAAACCGGAGATACAAGAAAAAGTGGAGGAGGTAGTGCTTGATGACGAAATCTTCTGAGGCTGAATATCTTCAGCCGCGAGAGCTTGCTGAGAGGTGGCGCGGTGTTGTCACGCTCAGCACGCTCGACAACTGGCGCAGCCAGAACCGTGGCCCGCGATTTGTGAAGATCGGCGGCCGCGTGCTTTATCCCGTCGCGGAGGTCGAGGCCTATGAGCTTCGCAACCTGCGAGGGATGCCCAACCACCCACCTACCCAACCAAGGCAATGAGCTTCAGCGTGAACGGTGCTCTGTTCAAACAATCCGCCGCCGACTGGCAGAAGCGGATGGGCGACAAATACGAGGCCGGCAAGAACTACCCGGAGTTTGACGGGGTTCTGAACGTGCCAGCTGACCAGGCCTACGCCCTGGCGCAGTACCTGATGAATGCCACGCCCCAGGGCGATCGGCAGGAGATCCCGGTACGGCTGAGCGGCTGGGCAAAGACGGCCAGCAGCGGGGTGAAGTACCTCAGCATTGTGGCCAAGCCCGACTACAAAGTGCAAAAGGCGATCGATGAGGCAGCAGCTGCAGGTAGCGCAGCGGCCAGCCTTGCGCATGCCACTGGTGGTGTGGTGAGCGAGATCACCGAGGCTGACCTGTTCTAGGAGCCATCAGCTCGCACTCAAGGCGGGCGATCTCGTTGACGGCCTGCTGGAGCAGCTGCTGCTGGTAGTAGGTCTGTTTGAGTAGAGCAGCCGCCAAAGAGCCCGCGTCTTTGCTTTCGAGCAAGGCGCGGGCTTGTTTTTCGATGGTGAACTTTTGCTCTGTGGAGAGTTCCACCAGCATCCACTCGCCGAACTGCATTGTGCCATAGTGACGGGGTACATGTTCAGGTTACCAATGGAGTGCCCACGGTGCAGCAGCAGTGAGATCAGGGCCATCGCCACGAACGGCAGGGAAGCCGGCAGAGTGACCCGTCAGCGGCGCTGCGTGGACTGCCGACACACTTGGTACACCGTGGAGCTACCGGTCAGCGTGGCCGTGATCGGCTGGGGCCGCACGCCGGAGAGCAGCAAGAGCGTGCCGGTGCTGCGGGTGCCGGTGGAGCTGGCGGTGGGCTCGCAGGCAGTGTGAACGAATGTAACGGGGGATACGCAGGGTGCACCGCCGATGGGGTAGGATGGTTTCACGAGGGGAGGGGACCACTCGCAAAACTCAACCCTCGCGGAACCGGGCACACGACGCGTCACCACGAGCCCAACACGCCCTGAGTAAGGCTGCACCGCCGGTTGGCCCGGCACACCATTCACCGCTCTACACCATGCTCACCGCCACTCTCCTGGTGATCTGGAAGCTGCTGATCCCGCTGCTGCTTGTGGTCGCCGTGATCGACTGGCTCACCGCCTCCGACGATCGCCGCGTCCGCATCCTGCGCCGCTCGGGTCTCACCCAGCTGCAGATCGCCACCCGCCTCAACCTGTCCCGCTACCGCGTCCGCAAGGCGCTCGCATCATGATCACCAACCCCATTGTCAACCGCATCGCCGTCGTCGTCCTGCTGGCCTGCGTCTATGCCGCCGGCTACGACGCCGCCAAGCAGGAGCCCGTCAAGGCACACCACAACTGTGCCGCCGCCCACCTGCCGCTGAAGCCATGACTGAGCGCCGCTATTACTTCCAGATAAAGGCCGCGAACGTGCTGGAGTGCGTCACGGCCACCAGCCTCACTGAGGCCAAGCTGATTGCCGCCGACACCTGGCTTGAGTGGTGGGCACAGCTCGAATGGATCAACACCGAGGAAACCGATGCGTGAAGTGACAGGCGCGATGCTGCCGTGGCAGTGGCGCGATGAAGAGACCACCAGCCAGCACGGTGACGGCATCAGCCGGCCGCGGCCCAAGGTCCGGACCCGCGAGTATCGGGTGATCGTCTACAAGGCAGGCGCCAGGCCGATGACATGGATCACCCGCGCGGAATCGAAGCGCCACGCCAAGCGCTACGCCGAGGCCCGCTGGCCCGGTGCTGTGGTGGAGGTGACATGATCCGCGCCGCTCTTGCTGCTGCTGCCTTGCTGGTGGCCCTGCCAGCCCAAGCGCGGCAGGTGACCGCCACCGTCTATGACGGCTGGTATCACGGCCGTGTTACCTACTGCGGCGGCACTTACCAGCACTGGGGCGTCAGCGCTGCCCACCCATGGCTGCCATGCGGCACACCGGTGCGCCTCAGCCGCCAGGGGCGCACACTCACGGTGCGAGTTACCGATCGGTGCGAGTGTGACTCGATCGATCTCAGCGCTGGTGCTGCATCCCGGCTCGGTGTGCCGCTTGATGGCACTGCCACCGTTCGCATCTCTCACCCCTGATGGGCTACATCCACCGCACCATGTCCGCAGAGGCCTACTACCTCACGCAGGCCAATCGACCGAAGCGCGCTGGAGCTGCCAGCACCTACCGCGGGGTTTCGCGCTCCACCAGCCCAAACCTGCCTTGGCGCGCTGCCCTGGGCTACCGAGGCCGCCGCTACTACCTAGGCACTTACGCCACCGAGCGCGAGGCGGCGCTGGCCTACAACCGGGCTGCGCTGCGTCTTATTGGCGATCACGCCGTCATCAACGAAATCACCGAATGACTGACCATCCGATCACCCCACCGCCTGAGCTGGTGGAGCAGTGGTGCCATGAAGATGGCGATGAGATTAAAACTTCTCCTCGGTGGTATCAAATCGTGGCCACCAAAGCCGCACGCTGGGGCAGCGACCAGGAGCTGGAGGCGTGCTGTGAAATCTTGCGTGGTGAGTTCAACTATCACCACCTTGCCGAGCCGCTACGCGCCGCCCGCCGCCCCAAGCCGCCGAGCTTGAAGCAAAGGGGGCTGAATTCCTTGGCCCAGTTGGAGGCTCAAGGTCTATGCCCTGAGCTGGTCAGCGAGGTCCGCCGCGCTCTGGAGGCGCTGCCCGATGTCTGACACCCTCCACCGTGTGCAGCAGCTGCTGAGCGACACGAGCGCCTTCCATGCCGGGCAGACTGAGGAACGCCAGCGCATCCGGCAGCTGATCGACATCCGCATCGACCAGCTGCAGACGATCGCCGGGATCCGCAACCGCCAGCAGCTCTGCGCCGAGCTGCTCCACATCCGCCAGCTTCTCGACCCATGACCACCGTCAAGCTTGACCAGCAGCGCTCCGACATGCTCGAGGCGCTCTACCAGCGCAGCGGCCGCACCTGCTGCACCTATACCGGCCTGTGGGAGGAGTTCTGCCGGGACATCGCCGCCAACTTCCGCGACACGGACTATGCCGAGCTGCATGGCAAGGTGTGCCGCGCGATGGATGACACCGAGTCGGTGATGACGCAGAAGCTGGCGCAGCAGGCGATCGCCGTGTGCCGTGCCCAGCTGCTCGGGAGGTGGGGCTGATGCCCAGCCCGTTCACCGAGATGAAGTGTCCCGAGTGTGGCGGCCGGTTCCGGTGCGACAACTCGGAGCGCAGCTACGACGGCGAGGTGCGCCGGCAGCGGCGCAAGTGCTACGACTGCGGCCACCGCGCGACAGAGTACGCGGTGACGCAGCAGTTCTTTGATGAGCTGATCGCCGCGCGTGAGATCGTGACGAAACTCGCTGCCCACTACTGGGAAATCACCGAATGACCGACCAGATCAACCCAAGCCACTACAAGCGCGGGCCGGTGCAAGCGATCGACGTGATCGAGGCTGCCATCGCCGATGCGCCGCACATGGTGCCGGCCTACCTGCAAGGCCAGGCGCTGAAGTATCTGCTTCGCATCTGGTGCAAGGGGAGCGCGCTGGATGATGCCAAGAAGTGCCGGTGGTATCTCGAGCGGCTGATTGCCAAACTGGAGGCATGATGCCGCTTTCCAGCCTGAACCTGATCGAGCGCCTGGCGCTGTGGATCCTGGTGCGCAGCCGCCGCACCAGCCTGGTGATGGTGAAGGAGCACGCCAGCGCTGATATTTTCTGGGCT